GCATGGCCCGTGGGGCGGCTTACGCCTAACACTTCGTGCTGGGTGCCAAAAGGAAGATGATAGTAGTATTTATTATGCCAAGGTGTTTTTGTCTGTTCAACAGATGGAAGTCCTACACGAAAAAGAGCAGGGCAGTCAGTTGCATATCGAGTTAGCTTTCCTTCATATATAAGAGCAAAGGACTTGATAGGTTCAGAGTCTGTGCTGCTAAATGCAGGTGTAAGAGGGAGATATGTGGAGGTGTTCAGACCTGATGCATCGGGCCACCAAGGTGCAGTCGGGCCTATTCCGCTAATGTCTGGAATGAACAGTCCACTCAAGTCCCGTGTTGCAAGAAAAGGTGCATTCAATGCATCGGCATCAGTTCGATGGACTACAAAATACATATCACGAATCGGATTTGGGATTCGCATAGGAACACGTGCTGACGCCTGATTCTTACTTTGAACCGGCTGCATCGCATAATGCTGAACAACAGGGTAGGTCAAGTCGCCCAGGCGCAAGCGATTCGCCTCTGGCTTATCCAAATACACGTATTCAAGAAGAAGAGATGCATCCTTTAGCTGAAGGAGGGAGGGCATCTGAATGCCAGGAATTTGTGTGACTAGAACGGTCTTGTCAGGATTCCCATTCAGGCCTTTGACAGGGGTGCCTGCTGGATCAATGTAAAAGAAGGGTGTGGACAGTGTAGCTGGATAGGTTTGCTGGCCTGCGCCATTAACGGTGCGGCTTGTTGAGACGGTGAGTGCGGCAACAGGTGCAAAGGTGACTTGGAGTTGCACTACATCTGTGCCGATTGCATCAATAGGGAGTGCACAGGCGGGGTCGCCACGATTGAACCAGAACGGGAGAGGTGTCACAACATCTTGACCCGCCGTACCTGAGGAAAAGCCATACGTCTTAGGCGTGAAGCCTGAATCCGTGCGACAAAGAAGACGATTTACCACTGTCGTTTTTTCCAGAGGCGTGTGGAACTCGTCCAGAACTTCCAAGAGACGGCCATCTACCGTATCAATTGCTGCGCCGCCAATCAGAAGCTGCGCTTGCGTAATAAGTGCGTGTCCAAGACTATTTGTCCATCCAATCGTGGGACCGGCAAAGACAAGTTTGTTAGTGGTGCAGTATGCACGAGCTGCAGTCTGTGCAGTTGTAATGTCAGGCATCCGTGTAACAAGATAAGCACGGGTGATCAAGTGACCACGGCGAGGAAGAGTCGCCGTAGCCGTGTTGCCAAAGGTGGGTGAGTTATCAAAGTCAACCCTATGCCATTCAGTGGTGAATCGCCCCGCACGGACAAACGCCTTCTTAAAAAAAGAAGCAGACGGGTTTCCACGAAGACGATCGTCTTGGAGACCTGACGTTACAATCTTTAGCAGCCCTGCTGAGGCCATTCTAGTTGGGGTTACGAATCGCACCTTAATCCTGAAACATGCGATTCACTAGTCCGCCCTCAAAACGAAACCAATCGAGTCCGAGAACAAACACCTTCACTTCCCAGGCTCCAGCGGCAGCTGTCACGTCGAGTGTAAGACGAATATCTTGTAGGCGTGATGCATTCACAGTTCCAGAGGGCTGATGATGGCCTGGGTGAGCAGAGAAGGAGTACCCATACATATACTTTTTATAGGGGGCGATTCCGCCCTTGTGTGCAAGTGCAATGTGTTGGCGAAACCAGCGCTCATCTTGACTCACGATATCAATGCCGTTGCACTGAAGTTTGGCTCTTTGTAAAAGGGGTGCAGGTGGATTGAAGGTGGAGTCAAGATCGCCTGCGAGGACTGCTCCAAAATTCGTCCATTCACGGGCTGCTGTAGAGTCCTTGCGACGTACAAACCAGAGAATCTCCTCCATCGGACCATTCGCCTCAAGTGGGAGCTGAATTTGGACATTGTCTGCTGTCTTATTCACTATATACTTGAGCGGCTCGTCGAAAAAAAAGGTCTTGACTGTGCGTGTCATCAGTTCAAAAGGCTGTGTTAGAAGAGAGGTGCGAACAGGGCCATCTGTGTGAGCGCCATACGTAATGAGCTTGATGCCTTTGAATTGAGGAATGGCTATGGATGTCTGCACTGGGATAAGGGCTTGAATAGGCCCGACCTGTGTGAACTGGAACTGCGTATTCAGAGGGCTTGGTTGTGTGGCTTTGGCTGCACCTAAGCGCCGAACACACTCCGCAAAGGGGCGAAGCGTGATATGGATTCGGACGGAGCCATCGGCGCAGGATAAGAGAGGGAAGGTTTCTGCAAGACGGACACGCTGAAAGAAGAAATTCAGAGGAACAAGAAGGGTTCCTGACGGGGTGGGAAAAGGCTGAGACTGCGGAGGAACATAGGTCAAGGGGCGCAAGCCGATGCCGTCTACTGCAAGTCCAAACTGCTGGTTCACATCAGGAAAGAGGATGGAGGTTGCAAAGATAAAGTCTCCATCAATGCGCTCGAGAGTTTGCTCATTCACTTCGAACTCCGCCGACTGAATAATGGCAGTGCCGAGGCTATTTGCATAAGCCCAGGGGGTCTCCGTAGATGCATATGTGTAAGCGCCAGATTCGAGACGGAGGAGGGTTGCATCATCTAGCCAGTGACCGAGATCGATTTGAAGGAGTGCGCCTGCTAAGAGGTCACCGCAGCTGATGGACCCAATGTCAAAGGTGAAGCGTTGGCCGAAGGCGGTCGGACCACGAAAAGGGAATTGCTGAACACTCAGACTAAATGGACGTACACGGCGTTGAGAATCAGGAAGCCACCAGGTTTTATCGGCTCCAAGAGGTGTGTATTCAGAATCTTGGGCATCTCGGGGCGAGAGATCCAGGAGTGTGACAATGTCGCCCCTGGGGCGTAAGAATCCTTGGACTTGTTCTTGGATTTCGCCCGATCCCTGAACATAGTCGTCCATCTAGTTAGCTGCTCAGACCCTAATTAAGCTGGAACGGCTCACCACGACCGGCCGAAATTTGATAAAGTGCCCAGCCTTCCACGATCACTCGAAGCTCCGTAGAAGGGGCATTTGGCGTGGCCAAGTCAATGTAAAAGGTGGGGCGATCTGCAGTTGTAAAGTTCACGGCTCCATCTGGCTGCTTGATGTCATCGGCGTGCCGGGCCACTGCATCACCGAGGGTCCAGTTCATAGATGAAATCTGCAGACCAGAATCACTATCCTCTTTTGCATGGCATGTGATATCACGCCACACTTGGGCGGTCTGTGGATCTTCACGGGTGCGGCCGGCGATTAAGAGGCTGACTGAATTGTAATAAGAAGAGCCTTGGGTGTCGACTTTCCAGAGGCGATTAGCTAGAAGATCGGTGGAACTTCTGAAAAAGAAAAGAACCCGTCCAGCGGGATGGCGGCCATCGATGCGGCGGGTTACGAAGGAGGCGCTGCCTTTATTCACACCTATGTAATCACTCGGTCCCTGAGTAAAGACAGATTCATAGATTCGTGTAAAAGGAATGGTGTGACTTTGTTTCTTAAGCAGCTCTTGCACCTGGAGAGTTGTATAGACCTGGTTTGTTTCAAGTTGCAGAAGAATCGGTCCAATTGCCGATCGGGCGAGAGTTGTGAATGAGCTTGTTGCCGTTGCCGTTCTTTGCTTGAAATCTGAGCGTCCCCACGGCGCAGGCTTCGTCTGAGCATCGGATGATTCAACAAGATCTTCCAGGCGGCGGAGCTTTGCCTTGAGTCTGAAGGTCTGAGAGGTTACAGCTCGCTGCGGGAACCCTGGGTCGGACGGTTGCTGACAGCCTATGAAAGGAATCTGTAGGCGGAGCTGAGGAGGGGCGGCGTTACGGGCGATAGAGAGAGGAGAGCCATCGTGTGTGGCAGTAAGATCATTTGCGACAAATGCATTGCCGTACGTACCTTGAAGCTTTGCGAGAGCCCAGAGAGCATCGCCGCTGAATTCTTGTAAGAGGAGAGTGTCTTGGTAGATCTGGATGCTCTCAAACAGGAAGTAGGCGATGCCATTTGTATATCCGTAGGATACACCCGCAGTGTCTGTGATTACTGTTTTGTATGCGGTTGCCGCTGTCATGGAAGGAAGCCATGTAGGCAGAGTGATGAGGAACGTTGGACTCGTGACAACATCTCCAACAAGAGTGAAGTCAAAATCAACTGTGCGTCCAAATTCTGCGGCGGTGCGAGGAGACTCTTGGCGAATCTCTGCGATCCACGGGGTCTGCGGTTTGTAGGAGGAGTCAAAGACATTTGCTGCGCCAATTATGTCATTGTAAAAATAAACATCTTTATTGCCTCGTGCGACGAGCTCATAGAGAGACCCCTCGGAAGAGGCAATGGTTGCAGGTGCGGCCATATTGATGATGCATTGGATAAGTTACTTAGGCATCGTCTAGACCTTCGGCACCGGCAGTATCAGCTCGGAGAAGATACGACGCCTTCTCAGACTTCTTTTCAGGGAGCACCATGATGCCTGTGCGACCGTAGCGAGGAAAGGGCGCTTCTGTGTTCGAGGCTGCACCTGTGGCGATCCAAGTGTCTAGAGCCTGTTTCGTAATCTTATAGCCAGGCTCAGACGTCGGAATGCCAACTTTCTTGAGCTTCGTCAAGATATCCACGGCTTCAGCAACACGATCTGACTTCGACTTGGTCTCCATCTTTTGGTTACGTAGGAAGAGAGGTTTAAGACTGGTGTGGGTCTGTGTTAAAAGATGTGTGGGATCTGGGCTTACCTCGGGTCTGGACATGAGGATATGGGCAAGGAGGCTGCGGCGGCTGCTG